CTTCTTCAACCGGCGCAACCACTTCTTCGATCACTGCTTCTTCTGTCATGCTTTTGTCTCGTTTTGCATTTGTAACCAAGCGTCAAAACAAACCGCCTTTAATTCTTTTTCCATCCCAAGGCCAACATCACGCGCGCCAGCCCTGTAGTGCAATTCTTCACTTGCGCAATTCCCGCTTGCTGCAATCCCGCATGCTTGAATCCAGCGAGACACATAGCGACGAAACGCAGGCAGCTTCATCAGGTTTTGCACATCTTCTGTGGCTTGCTTCGCGTACTGCTCGCGCTGCTTTGCTAGTCTTTTCTTTGCCTGATCTTCTGCCATGACTCAATATACCCACCGCAAAACGCAACACTAGAACCACTCAAGCAGGCATTCCGTAGCCAGACAATCCCTGCATCGCGTCAGTCATTTGCTGGCGCTGATCTTCAGGAATGTCTGCGAACTTTTTAATAGCGTCCGCAGTCTGATTCGCCGCAGGAGCCATTGCTTGCATGCGTTGCATGGCCATCGCCTGTTGCTGCGCTGCCGCTGCCGCTTCCTTCATCTTCTGAACTTCGTTGTCGTCGCGGATGATGGTCGGATTTAATCCGGCTAAATCCGCGTATACATCTACGATCTGCTCAAAATCCACTTTGTTTTGAATTGCACTTGGATCGAATTGACCAATCATGCCAAAGGTTTGCATTGCGCCTTGCAGCGCACCCACGCCTACAGCTTTCTGCGCTTGAGCCAGCACAGAAATAAAATCGACCTTCAGCTCCATGCCACGCATCTCTTCTGGCGGAGGAGGAACCAGCGGCTTGCCGTTAACCTTCGCAGCCATGATCTGCGCAAACACAATGTCGATCAGTTGCTCATGGATTTCGTTGTGCAAACGCTCCAACACTGGGCCAAGCATCAACATTTTTTCTTCATGCCGTTCGCTCACTTCCGTTGCTGTGATGTTTGATCGAGTGTCGTTTGCCAGCATCAAAAACAAGTTTGCGTAGAAGGCACCATTGATGCGCTCTCGAATATCCATGATGTCATTCAGAACACCGTCGATGCGTGTGTTGACCTCATACGCAGTACGAATACCGCCGCCTGGTGTTGACTGGTCGTAGTAGTTTTCACCGCCTGGCGTTAAATCCAACCCGAACGGAGAATCGCGCAATTGTACTGGTATCTGCACAGGGGGATCGGCTTGATAGTCGATCACCTTCGCTTTCTTTTTTTGATTGAATTGCAGTTGCTTGTTGTCACCCAATGCTTCCATGCCGGGACTTGTGCCGTAAATATCGCCGCCAGACACATCCCAGCGAGGACAGATAGCGGGAAAATAATCAAACCCGCCTTCGCGCAAGAACTTCTCTTCGCGCGAATTAGCTTCCATGTAAATGGAAGCCCACGGTTTTTTGGTTGCGATCAGTGTATTGCCGCGCACATCACGCGGCTCAATAGCGTGCAGCACCGTCACCCACTGGTCGTACTTTCTGCCGTCATACAATTGCTGGACATTGACGCTGCAATTGTCGTAACCAAACTCTGTCACCAGCGCATGCACCGTCATATCAAACTCACGGTACAGCGTGTTAGCGCGACCTTTGCTGTCTGTTGCGATGGCAAACTCGCCAACCGTCAAACTGTGCGCATGAATAATGTTGTCAAAATCTGGAAGAATGATTGCCGCTGCCGTGCCGTATACACCAAGCTCTAAATAAATCTGGTGCAGCACACGGTACATGTTGGATCGCTGGAATACAGCGCGCATTAAGTTTTGTACATTGTCCAGCCATAACTGCACCGGCTTCTGCTTCATCAATTCAGCGTCAGGAGTTGCCAGACGGAACCACGGACGCGCAGGGCTGGACATTCCACTCATCATGCCTGCCGCCAGTGTTCGGGCTGCAATCGTTGGCGTGTTATCCAGAATCTTGTTGAATGTAGAACTTGTGGACTTGTTTCTTTCTGTCGATAAAAACCGACCGGTGCGCGGCAGATAATGCTTCGACAAATCTTTCCACACAGGCTCGAACGACTGGCGTTCAGACCATAACGCCGCCTTTCGTGCGCGTATTTTTTCGCAGGGCGTGCGACTGTCGACGATCTTCTGCATCACTGCTTTGTTCCGCCGCCCAACAAGGTATTGCCGCCCAATGTCAGCGAGCTTGCAGGCACACCGGCAGAACCCGTCATCAGCGTACCGTTGGCCACAGTGTCATCGCCCGTTGGCGCACTGTTGCGTTTTTTGAGTAACGGCGCTTTGTCCGGCTCTTTCGGTAATGGTGGCGGTGGTGGTGGTGGAGCTGGCGCATCAGGCGCTTTGGAAGTACACATACAGACCCCGATTCAATATCACTGAATGGAATCGTACTCACGCCTTTTGTTAACACTTGAACGCTGTGAGTCGCGCTTAAATACCGGTCTTGCGAAAGACAGCGCCAAAGCATCTAGCTTGTTGGGTGACGGCAATCCTCTCGCCTTCATGCTTTCCTTGCTTTCGATCTGAATTTTACCGTCCAAACGCGGCACGGTTTCGGGACTGATAATGTCGTCGTACAGCTCTTGGTCTTTTTCGATACAGCCGCCATCTTGCAGCCACTTTTTTACCATGCCAATCATGTAGGCTCGCAAATTCAGGTAGCCGTTATCCGGTGATGCGCTACCAAACCAAACCAATTCCCATGATCTTCCCATTGTTTGTCCGGCACTCACTATCCCTGTACCATAGCCGCCATCAACAAACACAGCATCAGCTTTTAGCTCGGTTTCATAGTTGGCGATGATGTTGGCAATCATCACATCGTTGTCATTTTTTGGGATTGTGCGCAGGATCTTGAAGTAATTACCCTGCCTCATAGCAATTTCGAGTTTGTCATCGCCAGACCACGCCGGATCGCAAGTGATGATGACCGGGGCAAAATCATACTGGTGCGAAACAATAGACCTTCCGAACGCAGCGTCTGCAATATCTGTGCTGATAAATTGCCTGCTGCTTGATGATGGGAACATGCCTCGCACCCGCACCTTCACAAAATCAGAATCTTCGCCATGATCTTCTATCCATTTCTGGATCTGTGTTTTATTGGTTCCCTCTACAGTGCGGCTATCAATCTGCCTGCACTTCCAGCGATGGCGAAACTTGGTGAAGCACTGTTTAAATCTGCCTGTGTTGCGCGTTGGGTTCCCGAACGCTATCCAAATGATCTCTGTGTCTTCGTCGGTTAGCGCACCCTCTGCAACCTCCCACACTTTGTCCGCAATGTTGGAGGCTTCGTCAAATATCAGAATGATGCGTTTGCCTTTGTTGTGCAGGCCAGCAAAAGCTTCTGTGTTGTGTTCAGACCATGGCACAGCGTCGGCGCGCCAAGACTTCATGTGTCCAGTGTCCGTTGTTGCAATCGACGTTGCCGTTACGTTAAACCATGACCTGTTGATTGCCAGCCGGAACCACTTGCTAATCTCAGGCCATGTTTTTGTGCGCAACTGCGTGTCTGTATTTGCCGTCACCACTATCTTGCAGTCTTCGCATGTACTCATGCCCCAATCGGCCAACATGCTTATCAAAGCAGACTTTCCAATGCCGTGACCAGATGCAACTGCCAGCATTAGCGGCATGTGTCGCGTTGCCTCGCACTGCAAATGCTCCGCAATATCACGCATAACATCCCGCTGCCAAGCGCGAGGACCATCAACGCCAGTGAGTTCACCCATCCCCCACTCGTAAGCGTACAGCGCAAAGCCTTCTGGATCATGCGTGAAGGATGCAATATCCTCGATCAGTTCATCGTCTGGTGTCACTTTTTGCGCGCCCGCGCTTTGGCTATTTTGTCTGCCAGTTCTTTTGTCACGCCAAGGTCTAGCTTGTCGTTGAACATACCAAGATGGCGAGCGATAGAATCCAGCGCGCCTTTCTTGTCCGCAAGTTTCAGCTTGAGAATTTCTCCAACGCCTTGCTCTGCATTGCCGATGGTTGCTACATCCATCCCGCTGATAACCGCAGCCGTATCGTCGTCAAGCAGGCCAATAGGTAGCGGCCTACCTGTCTCGTCAAACAGTTTTCGCGGATCAAAAAATCCGATGCGCGCGTACTCTTGCAACACTCTGTCCTGCGTTATCTCGGTGCGTTTCTCCCTGTGAGCCATACGCTCTTTCAGGTACTTTGCCACTTCAACATTTCTCAACAGTCGCTCGCCAATCTGTCCAGCGGTCTTTACGCTATAGCCTGAGCGAATAGCCGCCTGTGTTGCGTTCAAGTCCTTGAGGTACTCGTCGCAGAATCTCCGCTGACGATCATTAAGCTTAGGCACACATCACCCCTTCTTTGGTTTTTCTTTCTTTTGCTTCCAGCAGGTAGGTGTTACCGCCCGCGACTTGTAATTAAGGATATATGACAGCGTTGATTTCGGTATGTTGTACAGCTTGCGAATCTCAGAAGCCCGCACATTCTGGTGTTCGTGCATGTCACGCACCTCCTCGACAATCTCATCAGACCACTTAGCGAATCCGTGGTTTTCGCCTATCGGCCTCCCCTTCTCCCCATACGGTATTAACCCCATGATTACCCCCATAATCACCTGTTAAACACCAGCATTGCCGCATCACGGCCATGCTCGTTTGTGCGCCCCTGCCATTTGGTGATCGCCTTGAACTGATCTGCTGTCAGCTTTGTGCGATTGGCTTGTGGCGCTACACGCGAGTGCGGAATGTTGTGATGCTCCAAGAACTCCTGCCACCGTGCGCAGTCGCGCTTAATACTGCCTGCCCCTTGTAACGCCTCGCGTCCCTTTGACCCGAACCACTGGCGCATGCGGGCATCTTCATAACGCACGAATACATTGGCCGCGCCGTACACAATCACGCACTGCATGACGCATTGCTCTGCTTCCACAGCCGCCATACACTCAACGCGCAGTAGCTTGCCGCCTTCGCTGATGGCGAATCCGGTGTTCACACCTGGATCAATGCCAATCACAACTCTCACGCAGTCACCCATACGAGTATCAGAGTGATAATTAGCCCAGCCAGAGCCGCAGTGAACGCGAATGCCGCGCCTTCGTATCGCTCGATTGTGTTTGGGTCGTCATCAGGCAGCATGGCTTTCTCCGAGTAATTCACGCACGCGGTTCAACAACTGCAACTCCGTGCCGAAGGTTTTGATGAACGCATTTTTACTGCCGTGGATACTCGGCACTTGCAGGCCAGATGTCCCACGGTGATGAGCGGGGCATAGCGGGATTGCATCCGCATGGCTTGCCCGCTTGCCCATGCCAACACCAGCGCGAGGATGGTGTATCTCGGCTGGCGTGTCGTTGTACCCCATAGACCGACAGGCAATGCAGCCAAGCGCAGCTACGCGGTGCAGGTGTTGTGCGTCCTTCGCTCTCATGCCGCAAACTCCAACCAGCCGACGATCTCAGCCAGCGCAGACTGCGCCTCAGCCTTGGTGTCGTACCAATCACTCACCACAAACGCCCCGTCCATCACGCAGTACACATGCACGATCTCGTCGGCTGTCCAGTGTGTTGCCCTGCTTCCGATCCATAGGTTCATGCGGCCTCCCTCAGTTGTTCGTACTCGCCCCACATCGGCAGCGTGCAGCCAATGTGCGCGGCAAACTCTTCCACCTTGTTCATCAGCGCAGTCATTTCGCCCTTCTCGTAGCGGGAAAAAGATTTGAGCGCAGGCATAGGTTCGCCAGTCAATAAATCCTTCGACTCGATGCGAATACCAAAGCGGCGCTTGATGTAAGTTTTCACTGTCTCCTCGTCGTAGTCGTTTTCCGGCAGCTTGTTCATGTGCAGCGTGATGTGCCGAATCCACACATGGATCAGCGCGTTTTGCCCTAGTGATCTTTTCTCGCCGACCGACCACTTAATCAACAACGGCTTTTCAAAATCCCACAGCTCGACAACATGCGACACAAACGCATCAAATTGCTCACGAGTGCGACAAGTCCACTGCTGCTCGCTCATGCAAACCTCCGCCCCAGAAAGTCTTGCGTTAGCGCGCAAAAGCCCTCGCCCACTTTCGCTTTTTTCGGTTTGGTTGACGGAACGCGATCTTTGTTCCAGCCTTCGCGGTTGCCTTGCGGCTTAACCAGGTTTTTACTACGGCGATAGTTTTTGATGTGATACCAAGGTCTGCCGATCATTTCGCCAATCTCGCCATCGGTTTTTTCCAAGTACAAGGCGTGAATCGTGGCCGCTTCCTGCACTGTAATCGCGCCGATCAGCGTGTATTTATTTTTGTGATGCGCGCTCATGCTTCTATCCAATACTCTTTGACTCGCGTTTTTTCGCCCCAGCGATTGACCACAGTGACGGTCTTGCGGTTGATAACATGCCCAACCGATTCCAGCGATTTGATTCGCGCGGAAAGCTCGAAGATTCCCAACTCTGTCAGCGCCAACAGGCGCGTAATCGTCATTCCGTTGCGCAGCCAATCCAGCAGGCGCGCTTCTTGGGATGGTGGTTTTTGTTTGCTCATCGCATCAGCGCCTCCGCGCGCACTTGGTTTGCAATCAGGTTTTGTAAAAACTTGTGATCCCAGCCGGATTGAGTTTGCTGTTCCTCTGGCCGCCCGCACCAGTACAAAACAAACTCGCCAAGACTTGCTTGCCAGTCCGTCCTCGAACCCTCTCGAAGATTCGTGAATGCCAGTTGCTCAGAAAACTCAGGACTTGGATTCCAGTCGGTGTTCATTGCGAACCGCTCGACGACTGGCAGATCGACAACGCGCGCTCGCCCGCGATGATGATCTAGAGAATGTTGTTGATGATTAAAATCTAAATCTCTATCTTCTCTAGGTAACGCATTTGGTAACGCTGTTTGCGTTACTTTTTTAACGCTATCGCCGTTACA